GACTTTAAAAGCTTCGGAAGTGCAAGCATTGAACCACTTTAAAAGCAATTGGAAAGGAACAATAATATGAAAATCGCTACATTATGCGGAAACAGTTTAATTAAGCTCAACTTACAACACTTTGCAGAAGGTCAAGAAGACGGTGATGGTGGAGTAGGCACTGGCCAAGCTACTCCACCTGAATTCAATGCTGACAGTCTGACAGATGAACAAGTTGCAGCAATCAAAGAAAAGTTTGGACTTAAAGATGATAACGATGTTGATTCTATTGTTAAGTCTAAACGAAGCCGTTGGCAGAAGGAGCTTGAAGAAGAAAAAAATGAAGCAGCTCGATTAGCCAAACTTTCAGAAGAAGAGCGTCAACAAGCTCTAGCACAAAAGGAAAAGGAAGATTTCGAAAAAGAAAAAGCAGCTTTTCGTCAAGAACAACTTCTTGTTGAGAAAGGCAAACAACTTCAAGAAATTGGTATTCCAAGTACTCTTGCTGCACGTATTCAAGGTAGCACAGCTGAAGAAGTTATTGAAGATGTTAAAGCATTTAAAAATGAATGGGATAAAGCAATAGAAGTTGCTGTTAAACAAACGCTAGCAAGCTCTATTGATCGTCCATTAGGTGGCAATAGCACCCCTAATAAAAAGATTGATATTTCTGAAATGACTTATGATGAGGTGCTTAACCTGAAAAAAACTAACCCTAAAGCCTATGAACAGGCTGTAAAATAAGGAGATATAAAATATGAAAAAGAAACTATTGAAATTAAATTTGCAGCACTTTGCAGATGTAGTGACGTTTTTAAACTCACAAGTTGACCCAGAAGTAATGGGACAAATGGTGGCCTCACAACTGCCAAAAGCTATTAAGTTCTCTGGTATTGCTCCAGTAGATACAACATTGGAAGGACAGCCTGGTTCAACCATCACACTTCCAAAATATGAATATTCTGGTGATGCCAAAGTTGTATCAGAAGGTGCAGCTATCGAGATGGATGGTTTAAAAACAACTACTCAACAAGCTACTATCAAAAAAGTGGCTAAAGGGATGTCAATTACAGATGAAGCTGTTTTATCTGGTTACGGTGATCCAGCGGGAGAAATTCAACGTCAGATTCGAATGGCGATTGCTTCTGCAATTGATAATGATATCGTTGAAGTAGCTAAGACAGCACCTCTTACAGTTGTTTCCGCAGTCAATCTTGATTTGATTGACCAGCTAGAAGATACTTTTGTTGAAGCTCCTGATGCAATCGAAGAAACAGGATTTAATCAAGGCGTACTATTTGTTTCCTACAAAGATGCAGCCACATTACGTAAAGAAGCTGGTGTAAACTGGACTCGTGCTTCAGATTTGGGAGATGATATCTTAGTTTCTGGTGCATTTGGTGAAGTATTAGGGTGGATGATTGTTCGTTCTAAAAAGGTTACTACTGGTGCACCAATCGCTGTTAAACCAGGCGCAATGAAAACTTATTTGAAACGACAAGCCCTTGTAGAATTTGATCGTGATATCAAAAAGAAAATTACAGAATTTACTGGTGATGAGCACTATGTAGTAGCCATTGTAGATGATTCTAAAATTGTACGTGTTGAAACTGCTCCAATTCCAGTTACTGGTGTTACTATGTCACAGAAAACTGCCTCAATGAAAGTAGGGGATACTAAACAAGTAACAGGAACAGTTGCACCAACAAATGCCACAAATAAAACTGTAACTTATGCATCATCTGACGAAGCAGTAGCTACAGTTGATGCGAATGGTAAAATTACAGCTATTGCTGCGGGATCAGCAGATGTTACTGTAACGACTGATGATGGTGGTAAAACAGATAAATGTGCTGTCACTGTAACAGCGCCTTGATTTAAAGAAGTGAGGTAGTCATGGAAAAGGACGATATGAAAGAAGCTGCTATCAAAAGGTTAGTAACTGAACTAGGAATTAAAGAAGAACAGGCAACATGGCTTATTGAGGATGCAGTGGTACTTGTCCTTGATTATACTTGCAGAGATTTAATGTTAGATGCAATGTGGATTTATGCAAGACAGATTGCTATCATTGCCTATAATCGTCAAGGAACTGAAGGAGAAACTAGCCGTTCGGAAGGTGGAGTTTCTCAATCGTTCAACGAAGATATCCCTCTGAATATTCAACGCAACCTTAATAGATATCGTTTAGGAAAGGTAGTGAAGTTTTATGCGCCTAAAGAAGAATGATCTGGTTACTGTTTACTTTAGAGAAAGAACAGTAACTCAAGATGATGAATCAAACGAGACTATTTCATGGGGGGAGTCCGTAGCGTTAGAAATGAATGTTCAGTCTGCGAGTGGTGCTGTAAATGCAACTATATATGGTTCTAAGCTTTCTAGTATGAAATCATGTAAGTATCAGGGAGACAAACTCAAAGAAGGAAGAGATGAAGGAAATGGGATTTGTCTTTTTGTTGATAAAGATGAAGACCCCGATTACAGAATTAAGTCTATACAACCTTTCTCAACTCATTGCAATATTATGCTAGAGAGGAATGATGAACATGGGCGTTAAAATAAAAGGCATGGAAAAACTTCGAAGCAAAGTAAATGCTTTACCCAAGGTTTTAAATGAGGCGCTGAATTCGGCAACTTATGAAATCACTGAACTTGTACGAGCATCAGCTGAGTTACGACTCTCTTCTAGTATGAAATTTAGTAGTGGAGAATTACTTAGAAGCTTAAAATCAGAAGTAGTTATTGATTCAGATGGCAAGCTAGTTGGACGAGTATGGTCAAATAAAGCTCAAGCTATATATCGTGAATTTGGTACAGGACCTGTTGGTGAAAGCAGTCCTAAAGACCTTCCAGAAGATATACATCCTGTTTATACACAAACAAGATGGTTCATACCAGCTTCGGAAGTCGGCATGGATTTAACTGAAGCTTATGGCATTCCTAAAATTACTATTGAAGGAAAGGAGTTCTATATTAGTCGCGGACAGCCATCACGTCCATTTCTTTACCCTGCTCTTAAAGAAATCTTGCCACAAGCTCCTGAGATTTATAAAGAACATGTGCAAGAAAAATTGAGGGAGCTAAAATAATGGAAAAAGTTAACCTGAGAACAGTTACTGTTTCTATTCTAAATGAGCTATCGGAAATTAAGAGAGTAGCGACAGATTATCCATCAACATGGAACACTTTCCCAACCGCAATCTATCGGACAAATAATAGTCCGCATTTTGTAGATGGAAAAGGAAATGAATTACAAACAAAGTGGAATATCACTATTGAATTGTATTCAGAAAGTAGTTTGACGAATCTAGTAACAAACTTACTTGATAAATTTCGAACTATTGGTTTTACAGGCACGTCTAAAGATGCAAATACTGCAGATTTAAAACGTGTAATTATCGATATATCCGCAATCGTGGATAACAAAACAAAATATGTTTATAAAAAATAGGAGGAAATAAACATGACAACATTTGCAGGTCTTTTATCAAAAGGCGCGGTCCTATCTTATAAAGATGGACAAACAACTAAAGAAATTGCTGCCGTTAAATCCATTCCAGCTATGGGATCAGATCCAGAAAAAGTTGATGTGACACATCTCATGTCTGAAAAGAAAGCATATATCGCAGGTATTCAAGATACTGATAACATGGAATTTGCAATCATCTATCAGGGAGATAACTTTAAAGATGTAGATGCATTAGTAAAACTAGGTAAAGCGGTTGATTGGACTGTAACTTATGCAGACGGATTGAAAGTTGAGTTTACGGGTCAACCTTCATACAAATTTGATGGGGTTGAGGTTAACCAAGCGCTTGGATTTAACTTGGTAGTTGTTGTATCAGAAGGTCCAGATTTCACACCAGTGTCTACACCCAGTTGATCCCCAGCTACCAACTGGGGTTAGCCTAAATAAAACAACACTTTCTCTTGAAGTTGGAGGAGCTGAAACCCTTACAGCTACAGTTACTCCTGCTGATGCAGAAAATAAAACTGTTGCATGGACTTCAAGTGATACAGCCATAGCTACAGTATCAACTTCAGGAAAAGTAACTGCAGTTAGTGCAGGAATATGTAAAATTACAGTTTCAACTAAAGCAAATGGCTTAAAAGCTGAGTGTGATTTAACTGTCACAGAAGCACAAGGCGAATAATAAAGCAATCAATTAGAGGTTAGTCCAGGACTAGCCTTTTTATTTTTAAAAAGAATATGGAGAATAAAAATGACTCAAAACAATATCGTAAAAATGCCTAACACTAAACAATTTGATTTCGGTGGATTGAACCTTCAACTTCGTTTGGATGGGAAATCTATTTTAGCAATTGAAAAACGCTTAGATGAATCTCTAATGGGACTGTTTTTGAACGGACAAGGGGGAATGAAGCTTCCTGCATCAAATAAACTGCTTATCGTGCTCCAAGGTGCTAATCAAACAAGTCGAGTAACTGACCAAGATTTGGTACGTGCATTTGAAAAATACTTGGATTCAGGTAAAACCACTCTTGATATGTTCTCTACTATCCAGGAGCTTCTTGATGAAAGTGGTTTTTTCGGCAAGGAAACGGAGAAAGAAGCGACAAATGGGGAATCTCTGGACAAGGAAGTAGAAGGGGAAGAACTCCTTTAAAAACCTACGATAATTTATCAAAGATGTTAGAGGACTTATACCCACAAGCTGTAGAGGCAGGAATTGCTTCAACAGACTTTTGGAGTATGACTTTAGACGAAATAATGGTTCAAGTCGAGGCAAACAAAAAGCGGCACGAAAATAGTTTGCGTGAACAAGCGATGTTTGATTACTCTCAACAGCGTATGGCTATATATGCATTTAATGATCCTAAGAATTTTCCTAAATTTGAAGAAGCTTATCCTTTCTTGAATAAGATTGAAGAAGAGGTTAAACAAGCAGTTTCTGCAGCAGACATTAGTAAGTCACAAATGCTCAAGGATCAAGAAATTATGATGCAAAATGCTAAGGCAATAAAGGCAACACGAGAAAGAAAGAAAAATAATAAATAGTAAGGAGGTGAGATAAATGGAATTAGAAACTCTTGAGGTCCTATTGGATATCAATATGTCTCAAATGCAAGAAAAGATTGATAGAGTCATGCCTAATCTCGAAGGGATGATGTCACGTATTGAGAAATTAACAGGGAATTCAATGAATCGTACTGAAAAAAGTATGGATATTGAAAAAGGGACTACTCGTTTTACTCAGCAGATTGAAAAAATGAATCAAAATTTTGAAAAAATGCTGGATAAAATGGAAAGTACAACAAAGAAATCATCTGAGAGTATTGGGAACAATCTATCTTCTGGAGTAAAAAAAGCACGCCCTAAAGTTTCAAAAGAAATAGATGCAATGCTTAATGATATTAATGCAAAAATGGGACAAGCGAAGGCAGCGCAGGAAAAGGTTGCTTATCTAAAATCACAACGTCAGAGCGCATCATCCCAGGGTGATAGTGGTAAGACAGTAAAATACGATGAACAGATAGCCCGCGCACAGGCTTCTATGGTTAAGTATCAAGACCAAGCAAGAAGTGTTGCGAAAGCCTTGAAAAATGAATTTGATGCTGTGCCACAGTCATTAGATGCTATTGCTCGTAAAATGGATGCGAATGAAGCAAAGTATTATACAATTCGAGAGCATATGAAAGGCTTGCAAGATAAACGACAAGGCCAACTAAAGCCTGTAGGTAGTTTTGCTAAAGGTTTTAAAGATGTAGAAACACCCGACTCTCTTAAGACTTCCCAACAAATCCAAGTACAGTCTGATAAGATGCAAAAACTTGCAAGTAGTAATGATAGACTCCAGAAAGAATATCAGCAAACTGAGGAGCGAGCTGAAGCTTTGAAAAAGGCTATTGGACGAGTTAATTCAGTGCTTGGTCAATCTTCAATGGCTACTGGTTCAGCTGCTAGCGGAGTTAATATGGCTGGTTCTGGATTGAAGCAATCAGAGAGAGCAGTTTCTAAATACGGTGGAGTATTTAACCGTATGTCAAACTCCATTTCTCACGGTGCAGGTGGGATTGGTAATGGTTTAAAAAATTCATTTGGAATTTTAGGTAAATTTGGAGGATTATTCTCTAATACTTCAAGGAAGGTAACCCAAGGGACACGGAGCATGTCTATGGGGAACAATGCATTCTTGCAATCCATGAAGTATTTATTACCTTCGCTCATTGTTTATCAGTTAATTGGTGGTGCAATTAGTAAATTAGCTGGTGGAATGATGAATGCACTTAAGACTAATGATCAATTTTCCAATTCATTGAATCAAATTAAGGTTAATCTTCTTACTGCGTTTTATCCAATCTATACAGCTGTCCTTCCAGCAATTAACGCATTTATGAGTGCATTAGCTTCTATTACTGGCCAAATAGCTGCTTTTATTGCCAGTATATTTGGTACAACTTATCAAGCAGCAAAACAAGGGGCAAGCGGTCTTTATGACAATGTACAGGCTTTACAAGATACAGGTTCAGCTGCGAGTCAAGCTAAAGAGAAAGTAGATAAACTTCAACGATCACTTATGGGATTTGATGAAATTAATCGTATTGGCTTACAAGATGATAAAAGTAGTAATTCTGAAAAAACACCGGAGGTAAACAAACCAGGAGTTGATTTTGGTGCAGCAACTGGAAACTATGATGTTCCAGATTGGATGAAGAAAATGCAGAAGTTATTGAAAGATTTCTTCAAACCATTCCAAGACGCATGGAAAAACCAAGGTCAAAAAGTTATCGAGGCATGGAAATATGCATTAGGAGAAGTGATTGGTCTAGCTTCAGCAATTGGAAAATCTTTTATGGAAGTATGGACCAATGGTACTGGACAAAAATTTATTGAAAATCTACTTATCTTACTTGCGGACGTCCTGAACATTATTGGAGATATTGCTCGTGCATTCAAGGATGCATGGAATGATGGTGGACGAGGCACTGCTCTAATACAATCGATTTTTGATATGTTCAACCGAATTCTAGAATTGCTTCATTCTATTGCACAAGCATTTAGAGATGCGTGGAACGATGGAACAGGAGAAGCTATTGCAGCGAATCTTCTGGAGATTTTCACTAATATCTTTGATACTATTGGGAATCTTGCTAGTCAATTCAAAAAAGCTTGGGATGCAGGTAATACTGGTAAAGAAATATTTTCCATTATTCTGGGAATCATTAATGATTTACTTAGTCATATTAATAATATGACAAAAGCTACATCTGATTGGGCAAAAACTTTAGATTTCACTCCTCTCCTAAATGGAATTAAAAAGCTTCTTGAAAGTATTCAACCTCTATCTGATAATATCGGTGCAGGGTTAGAGTGGTTCTATAAAAATGTTTTATTACCTCTCGCAAGCTTCACTATCCAAGACTTAATTCCAGCATTCTTAGATGCGTTAAGAGGCGCCATTGATTTGCTAAACGGAGTGATTGAAGCTCTAAAACCAGCATTTAAATTCTTTTGGGATGGATTCCTTAAACCACTAGCCGAATGGACTGGCGGAGTAGTTGTGGATGTTTTGAAAGGTTTAGGAGATGTTTTATCAACTATTGGACAATGGTTGAGTGAACATGGTAAAGGTTTTTCAGATTTTGTAATCACTCTTGGAACATTTGCTGGAGTTGTGGGCGGAATTATTGCCGTAGCTAATGCTATAGAATTTATGGTAGGTATTTTTACAGCCTTTACAGCCATTATTTCTGGAGCAGGAGGTGTAATGGGTGCCCTTGGAAGCCTAGTTGCAATACTTGGAGGACCTATTACAATCGCAATTGGTGTTGCGGTCGCAGCGGGAGTATTATTATACAAAAACTGGGACGAAATTAAGGAAGCAGCATCAAAACTTGGTCAGTGGATAAGTGACAAATGGAATGATTTAAGTAAAGCTACATCAGAAGCTTGGGATAATGTGAAAAAATGGACTTCTGAAAAGTGGAACGATGCTAAGAAAGCAGTAAGTGATACTGCTGACTCTATTGGTTCTAAAGTTTCTACTAAATGGGATGAGATTAAAAAAGGTACTTCTGATACATGGGAAAATGTTAAGAAGGCAACGTCTGATAAATGGAATGAAACTAAAAAATCAGTAAATGAAAATGCCGATTCTATAGGAAGTAAAGTTTCTTCAAAATGGAATGAAATCAAAAGTGGAACAAGCAGTTCATGGAATAATGTAAGAGATTCTGTATCTAGTGCTGCTAATAGTGCCAAAAATAATGCTGTTAATGCATGGTCCAACATGAAAGATCGAATGGGAGACTATGCAGCTAATATTAAATCTACTTCTAAAAATGCATTTGACAATGTTGCTTCATGGGCTTCTGGGATGGGTGAAAAAATCGGTTCTGGATTGCGGAATGGAGTAAATGCTGTGAAAAGAGGAGCGGCAGCTATCGGAAATGGAATAGTAGGAGTAATTGGTAGTGCAGTAAATGGTGTAATTGACGGTATCAACTGGGTACTTGGAAAAGTAGGTTCAGGAAACAGACTGGGACATTGGGGAGTTCCCCGCTATGCAAATGGTACAAATGGTCACCCAGGAGGTCTTGCTTTAGTAAATGATGGAGCAGGCAGTCAGTGGCAAGAAATGTATCGTACTCCAGATGGGAAAACTGGTCTATTTCCTAAGGTGAAAAACCTTATGGTCGACTTACCCAAAGGAACCCAAGTCTTAAGCGGTTCTAAGACTGCAAGAGCGATGTCCAATATGCCAGCTTATGCAAATGGTATCGGTGATTGGATGGGAGAAAAATGGAACCAGGCAAAAGAAATGGTTGGTGACATTTGGGATTATGCTACTCATCCCGAAAAGATTTTAAGTATTGGGATTAGTAAATTTACGAATCTTTCGCAAGCAGTAGAGCCAGCTCTTTCAATAGCCACAGGTGGAATTTCTACGATGGCTAATGGCGCTGTCAATATGATTAAAAAAGCATTTGATGAGGGGGCACCAAGTCCATCTGGATCTGGTGTAGAACGATGGCGTTCAACTATTAAAAAGTCTCTCTCAATGAATGGCTTACCAACTAGTGCAAACTATGTTAATGCATGGCTTAGACAAGTTCAGTCTGAATCTGGGGGGAATGAAAAAGCAGTACAAGGTGGATACACCGATGTTAATACTATATCTGGAGATTTGGCCAAAGGCTTGCTTCAGACGATATCTGCAACATTTAATGCTTATAAATTCCCAGGTCATGGTAATATCTTTAATGGATTTGATAATTCACTTGCAGCTATCAACTATGCAAAAAGCAGATATGGTGCAAGTGGGATGCTTGGAGTTATTGGACATGGTCACGGTTATGCTAAAGGAACGCCTTATGTTCCAGAAGATCAGTTAGCTATGATTCATGAAGGGGAAATGGTTGTCCCTGCTCAATACAATCCTTATAATTCATTAAGTGATTTTAAAGCATTTGAAACATTGCAACTTCCTGAAATGTTTAACGAAAAACCAATGGATTATTCAAACATGTCTGTATCAAATACTTCTTCAGATGTTTCTGGATATGGTTTGGCAAACATGAACGGTTCATTAACAAGCGCTATTATGATGCTAGTTCAAACATTAGGCGCTCAACCGACACAGGATACTAATGGAGATATCGTGATTAACATTGGTGGAAGAGAGTTCGGTAGAATTGCTGTTTCTGAGATAAATAAATACCATAGACAACTTGGATACACAGAGTTGAACTTATAAAAAGGAGAAGATAATGGGAGCGGTACTACAAATAGATGGTGTTACAGTAAAAACACCGCAAGAATTTAGTGTAGATATATCGACAATTGATGCGGACTCTTCAGGGAGAAATGCAAATGGTGAAATGGTACGAGATGTAATTGCTCAAAAAACAAAGCTAGTAATTAAGTGGGGACCTTTGAGTGATTCGGAAGTGTCAGATATTCTACAAAGAATAAATAAACCCTTCTTTAATGTTATTTACCCTGACCCGCAATTGGGACGTCAACGTACTAAGATATTTTATGCGGGTGACTCTACAACTCCATCTTATTCCTGGAATGATAAATTTAAAGCAATGAAGTGGGAAAATTTATCTGTAAACTTTATAGAAAAGTAGGTGATAATAATGCTTGATGTTTCTAAAGAATTCAATGAAGCAGTTAAGGCAAGCAATAGAAGGTTTGAGACTAGGATTAAGATTGGGAATACAATCTATACAAAGAAAGACATCAATAACTGGGTTTATACAAGTGGTTCTATTTCTGGAGAAAATCTTCAGATTGGGTCCACTTTTTCTAACTCAATAAAAATAGAGTTCTGTTCCATTCTTGAAAACATTAAAGAGTTGACAGAAATTACTATTGAAGTTGGAATAGCAACATATGATGCAGATTATAATTATGACAATATCCCACCTGAAAAGGTTGGTAGTGCCAAAGTTGGGTTTGCTAAACTCATTCATTATCGACCGACTGTTTTTGAGTATGTTCCCTTAGGAACATTTTATGTAACGAGTTGTGATCCAGATAGAAATGAGAAGAAAACGATTGTTGAAGCAAGTGATAGATTTGTTTTCATGGAAAATGAATATGTTTCAGATTTAACATATCCTGCCAAAATAAGAGATGTAGCCCTTGAAATTGCCAATAAGTCTGGATCAGTGATTAACGAAAGCAATTTTGCTATGATTGGCACTTCACTTATTATGAAGCCAGAAGGTTATACTTATAGGCAAGCTTTGGGCCTTGTTGCACAATTTGAAGCAGGATATGCTCGTTTTAACAGGAATAACCAGATTGAAATAAAACAATTAGTTGACCCAAAATACAGCATAGCACCAGCAGAATACTTCCAAAAAGGACTTACCAAGAATGAATTAATGTATCAAGTAGGCGGTATATCTTGTACTGTGTCTGTTCAAACAGAAGAAGGAACTGAACAAGTTACCTATTTTTCTGGAAGTAATACTGGACCTCAGATTACTTTAGAAAACAAAGTAATGACTCAAAATCTGCTTGACAGTATCTATCAAAAAATAAAGAGTTTGAATTTCTATCCTTTTACATTAAAATGGCGTGGAAATCCTGCTTTAGAAACTGGAGATTGGATTACTTTAGCGGATAGAGACGGAACATTATTTAAAACTCCTAATTTAAGCTATATACTTACATTTTCAGGCGGTCTAACAGCAACAAGTTCTGCAGATACTAATTCTTCGGCACAAACTGTATCGTCTTATTCTCCTCCACTCAATCAAATTATTAAAGATTTAAATTCAAGAGTTGATGCCGCAGGTAAAAACTCTGTTTACGATGGAAATGAAGAACCTCCTTATCCTAAGGTTGGTGATTTATGGTTTAAAAAGAATGGTCCAGATGATGAAATATGGATATATTCAAAATTGGAAGATGGAACGTATGACTGGGTTCTTCAAACATCCACTCGCTTATCTGATGAAATACAAGACAAAATTGATAACTCAGTTCCCTCTGATGAGATTGTGAAAACTATAAATCTTTCTGAGGAGATGGATGGAAAAGAATGGCTAAAAATAACAGGGGCTAAGATTTGGTTAACTGATCAGACACGTATAGATGATGCGATTATTCAAGATGCTATGATTGGTAATCTTAGTGCTTCTAAACTGACAGCAGGTACAATTAATGCTTCAGATGTGAATATAATTAACCTTAATGCTTCAAATATCTCTACAGGTTCACTCAATGCAATTGATATAACAGGTTCAACAATTACTGGTTCTAAAATTACCTCAGTAGGTGAAGATTTCACTATGACTCAAGATAACGGAGCTATCACATGGGGAAGAAACGGTGATGATAAACAAGTATTTAAACTATATGCTAAAACCCAGAATTTAAAAGAAGGAAATATGAGTTTAGATGTTGCGGAGTCGGGTTCATTTACTATTAATAGTACTAAGCTTAGTAAAAACTTCATTAGTTTGTCCAATCCCAATAACGAGTTGAGAATGTACTCACATATAGATAATATTTCTATTTATAGTGATGATTTAAATGACCCTATGAAAACTAGTCATAGCCTTGAGTATAACTCTACAATGTTTAGATATCTTAATAGTGGCAAGACAAATATGCCACAGCTATATGTTAATAGTTCTGGGGCTTTTTACATCGGGGACAATGATAACTATATAAAATGTGCAAGTTCAAATATTACAGTAAAGACAACCAAGACGATAATTACAGGTAATCTTGAAATTAATAGTTTTGTTAGTGCAAAGGATAATTTATATGTACAGAAAAATTTTATGGTTTATGGTTCAAAAAATTCTGTAATTAAAACGGAAAGCTATGGTCAACGATTACTGAATGCTTATGAAACACCCGAATATCTTTTTGCGGATTATGGTAAAGCAAAGACTGATGAAAATGGATCGATAACAGTTTATATCGATCCTATTTTTTTAGAGACAGTAAATACTGATAGTAAGAATTATCATGTTTTTGTTAGCCCATATGGACAAGGAACTGTGTGGGTAGAAGATGTTGATATTGATTCATTTGTGATTAAGAGTAATATTCCTAATATGGAAGTATCATGGAATATTGTTGCATACCGGAGATACTATGAAAATGTACGTTTAGATCAGCCACAAGAAGAAAATGAAGAAAGGGACATTATAGATGAATCAAGAAATTGATGCGCAACAGTTAGTAACACAGCTTGTTTCTAAAATTGCACAGCTTGAGTTAGAAAATGCAAAGTTAACAGTTTTAGTAAACAGTCAAGTTGAAAGTAATTTAAAGGGAGAAGGAGATCATGGTTTACGAAAAGCAAACTTGGAATAAGTATGATGATTTAAAGACGGAAGAAGAAAATATTAAGAATGGGGCCGTTGTTACAGATAATCGTATGAATCACATGGAAGATGGGATTAGTGCAATTGATTTAGAGATTACATCACATGAATCAAATAAAACTAATCCTCACAGTGTTACTAAGGAGCAGGTAGGGCTTAGTAATGTTTCCAATTTTGGTATTGCGACGGAAGCAGAAGCTACTGCTGGGACTTCTGACGAAAAGTATATGACACCAGCATTGACTAAAAAGGCAGCAAAGTCATACGTAGATAAAACAGATGTCGGTTTATCTAATGTAGATAATGTAAAACAAGCATCAAAATCTGAATTTGATGATCACAAGGCAAATAAGAATAACCCTCATGGAGTAACTGCTGCACAAGTAGGAGCATATACTAAATCAGAAACAGATGCGAAATTTAAAGTTGTTAATGATTTGATTGTTTCTCAAGATATTCCAGAAGGAGCAAATCTTGATGATTACAAGAAAGAAGGGGAGTTCTCAAAGAAAACACCAACAGTAGTTACTGGAGCACCAGAAGGAGTCACTGGTGCTTTTCGTTTGTCTGTCCGCTCTATGGTTGGATCAAGTGGGATTTTTCAAACCCTATATGATTATGCGACTAGAGCGATTTATTACCGCATCGGAAATACTTCGCTTGGTTTCAATTTACCGTGGCAGAGAATTGCCAATAATTCAGAAGTAGTCCACCTTACAGGGGACCAAGAGATAGAGGGCAGTTTAACTGTGGATGGTTTAATAAATAAAAAAGATACAGATTGGACGACACTTGGCACTGGTAGCAAGTATAAAAAAAGCGGCAGTCGAGTAACTATTGCTTTTGATTATACTCCAGCTACTAATGCTAACTTTAACATGGGGACCTTGCCTGAGGGTTTAAGGCCGACGAGTGCTTTGATGTTTATAGTTCCTGGTTTCAGTTCTAGTGCTACGCTTAATAACCACCTCCAAATCAATGAGGCAGGGACTACTACGCTATTAGCACCGACAGCTAACCAAGCGTATCGTTTTCAAATCAATTTTGACATTTAATGTTATGAAAGGGAAAAAATAAAAATTGGAGTTAGAAAAGCAAGTTAAACAACATGAAGACAAGCTAAAACAGCACGATAAAGAGCTATCTCGTTTGAATGACTTTACTGTACAAATGCAAAAAACAATGAACGAGGGACTGACGAGAGTTGATGAATCGAATCGTTTTTTACGTGAGCAAAATACAAGACAGTCAGAACAAAATGCAGAAATTCTTCAAGCTGTTATTAAACGTAATGACACATCAGATGAACGTCAATTTCAAATGAAAATTATAGATAAACAAAATTTTTGGAAAGCAGTGTTTGCTATCGGAGGCGTTGCAGGAACTATCATTGCAGCATCATTAAAATTATTAGGAGTATGATCAGAATGAATTTAAATAACAAAGCGTATAACATTATTAAATGGATAGTGCTTACTGTATTGCCAGCTCTCAGTGCTCTTGTTGGAGTGCTAGGTAAGGCTTACGGTTGGGAAGGAACAGATTTAGCAGTTATTACTTTGAATGCTGTGACGGTCTTTTTAGGGGCTATAACAGGCTACAGTGCTGTCACTTATAATAAACAACAAAAGGAGGAGTAGCATGTACAATGTAACAGCAACCATAGGACCACTTGTTGGCAAGCAGGTTGGCTATTCTAGTAGTGCAGGACAATGTGGGGCTCTTGCCTCTTATTGGCTGTCTGTCCTTACAGATAAGGCTTACCAGTTTGCCTATGGAATGTCTGGAATCAATGCCCAATGGGTACCTGGTTCAGACTGTGCGACTGCTTGGAATGTGTTCACACAAACCAACTGGGAAGCTATAGGATTTGAAAAGATTGATAATCCGAGTTTTAGCCAGCTTAAAGCAGGAGATATTTTCTTCATCTCTGCACGAGATGGCTTATCTAAGGGTCATGTAGGAATTGTGGCAAGCGTAGCAAATGGGAACGTCGTTACTTATGAACAGAATGTTCTTGGCGCTATGTATGTTCAGGAACTACCTGATGACAATAGTTGGTCATGGTATAACGGGTTTAGCGGAGTAGTGCGTAAGAAAGAAGAAAAACCATCGAATGGTGGTGGGACAAGCAACAAAATTCAATTAGGAGGACTTCAAATGTTTATTCAATATCCAGACGGAAAGCAGTACGTCATTAGCTCAACAGGTAAAAATTACATCGAGACAAGTGAACAATCTAAAATAATGACACAATTCTTTGGGAAACCGAAAATTGTTGGTAAAGATATAAATCAACGTGAGATTGATCAAGTGTTGGAAGCTTTGACAGGTGGAACAAAATAAAAGTAATGTCCGGTCGATTGACCGGGCTTTTTGTTTTGTCTAGAGATTGAATAGTGATATAATACAAGTATCAAAAGAAGAAGCTTGCTTCTAATTTTGTTTTTCTTAGCTCCTGGTGTCGTGACTGGGAGTTTTTTGTTGTTTCTCCATGGAATAATTCAAAAATCTAAGTTAAAGTATAAGGAGAACGTTGGGTTTTGAACCATTTTTTGTGCAAGAATTATTATAGAAACAATATAAAAGTACGTAAAAAATGTCAAAAAACACGGAAAAAGTGTCAAAAAGTACGAAAAAAATTGCGTTTTTTGTTGAAATACCCTCAATATCTGATATAATATTAATGACATCAAATGTGGTGTCTCGAAATTAAGGATTAATATGGGAAAAGAAAAAGAGTTAGAAAAAATACGGAATAATCCAACTTCGATTACGCCAGAACGCTTAGAAAATCTTTGTAAAAAATATGGTTTTAAATGGAAACATGGCAGTAATCATGATATAGTTTCTCATGATTTACTAGATGCTAGTTATCCCATACCTAGGCATAAACCTGTAAAAAAATACTATGTAAAAAATATTATAAAGATGATTGATGAAGTAAGTGGTGAAGGAGTTTAAAATGAATGCAAAAAATTATTATATGAATTTACAATATTCTGTTGTCATAAATGAGTTTTATGACGACGGGGATCATATTTTTAGTGCCGAAATTAAAGAAATGCCAGGTTTGATTGTATATGGTGATTCTTTAGAAGAAGTATACGAAGAAATAGAATTAGCAAAAGAAGATTGGATTGATGCTAACATAGAGTGGGGTAGAGAAATAGCTGAACCAATTCCAGATTCTTTGGAGGATTATAGCGGAAGATTAACTTTACGTTTGCCAAGAACGTTACATCGTACTCTTAAAAACCAATCTTTAATTGAAGGAGTTAGCTTAAACCAAACAGTTATTCAATTAATTAATTCTGGCTTATATAATACTAAGAATGATTTTCAAGTTGAGGAATTACGTACGTCGTTAAAAAATATTGAGAGTAAAATTTCAGGGGTACAATTTAACAATGAAATGCTAAATCATGCTTTTACTGCAGGTAAAGCTGCATCTGAGGGACAATTTACTTTAACAAGCCATCAGCCAAAAACTACTCATAAAAATTATGAATCGAAGAAAAAAGATTTTAGAACTGAACCTCAAGATGCTTTTAGTATGGCCTACAATATTTAAAAGGGGTAAGTATGGAAAAAATAAATATAAAAAATATAACATTTGATGAATTCAGCTTTTTAATAAGAGAGAAAAAAGGTATAAAAGACGAAGGAAAAGCTCAAGTACATTTCTCCTTTAACGAAAGCGGGTTAGAGAAAGAATTAAATGAAGTTGTTGTGGAACTAAATTTAAACTATGAAGAAAAATATTATGAAGCTTCTGCAAAAATGAGAGGGATTTTCGGATTAGACAAGTCAGAATTTCCTGAGGGGATACCAGATACTATGGACTTTAGATTGCTTTTTATTTATCCCATGGTAGACAAATTTAAAGTACACGTAGGGATGGTATCAGATGGAATAAATGGAACTGTTCAAATTCCATCAATAAATTTTGAATCTGAAGAAGAAAAAGACGTCTAATGCGTACATGTTAGTGAAATTTTAAATCAGGGAAATAGAAAACAACTTTTTCTAAGCACTTGCATTAAGCAGGTGCTTTTTATTATTTTACAAAACTTAATTGAGCTGATATAATTATTTTGCCCATAAATAGGGTATTCATCTAACACGTCCGCCTTGTGTGGTCGTTTTAATATGCTATAATATTAGAGGCAATAAAAATAAATATTTTATTTATTATTTTTTCTATTATCACGCCTTGCCAGCGTGTTTTTTTGTTAGATATTCACTTTTAAATATGCTATAGTTAACTAGTGTCTCCTTGGCATCTAAGACAGATTCTTCGTGTGTGAATTTCTTCAAAAGTTAGTTGAGTTTCTAACTGTTGGCATTTAATTCATGAACGAAGTTTTTTGTGTCAATTTGACAAAAACAAATAAGCATGATACTATGTACTAAGTAAGTTTAGTTAAAGTTATATATTTTAAATATGTCCTTTCACCATAATGATTTACAATCTAGTTGAAGGGAAATATATATACTATGA